AATCTTCTCCATAAGGTTGTTTTACAATATACCTATCCGTTTTACCACTAGTTTTCTTTACGACAGTTTTTATTTTACCTCCATCAACTATAACTTTATCTCCTATGTTTATATCCTTTATTTGTCTGAAAGAAAAATCTTCCATTAGTATTTTTGTTTCTGGAGCATAACATTCGTCATGAGCCAGGAACAATAGCTTCTCACCGTCATAGGAGTTCTCCTCAGTATTCTTCCAGTCAATAGTGGTATCCAATCCGACTATGTCATTGTTATTGACCTCGTGCATATTCTTCTTGGTAATCTTAGATGCCGGCACGCGGAATGCCAACTCTACCTTTGGCTTGTCCATACCATCCATTATTGGCTTGAAGAAGAACGGCAGCTTGTTGTTGATCGGGACCACCTTGTCAGTAAACATCTTCTTGGCATCGGCACCTGTCTTTGACAGGATACCTAGTCGCGCGTCCTTTACTAATGTTGCGAGATTTACGCACTCGGAGGATGACATGAATGAGAAACCTGAGCGTCTTATCTTGAGATATATCATCCCGAAGCATCTTGGGTCCGCTTTGCAAGCCTCCCAAAATAAGAAGAAGATTCTATTTGCTTCTCGGAAGTCAGGGTAACCAACGTCAATGCTTGACCATTGTAGGTACATATAATGAGACCCTGTGATATAGCAAGGGGTACCATTATTCATGAACCAATAGCCTTGCTCGCGATAATCGAACTCGGTCTCTATATAGTCAACCCATTTATTTTTGAACTCGTTTGGCTTGTCATTCCATTGGAAGATTGAGTTTATCTTCTCAAGTTCTTTAGGTATCGGATTTCGGTCCCAGTATTGCTCTGCTTTTGAGTCGCTCCTTTTGTGGCAGTTATCGGGTGCAGGAGGAAGGGCTATGTTCACCCCTGAGATGTTTATAACCTCGCCTATCTGACCGCTCTTTGAGATAACGACAATGTCGTACTGCTCATTGTAACCGTACAGCCAAGAGCGAACCCTATTTTTATTAGTAATCGCATTTAAAGGAATTAAATCCTTCACGACATAATAAAGTCTATTTTGATCGTCTTTCTGCAAAGCCTTGTTTTGAGTCTACTTTACTAATACCTCTTTCTATGTAATCAAGAGATTCTTTCTCGGATTCTATTCTACTGAGTATTTCAAATGCGTCAAATATTGCCAACTTCTTGGATGCTGCTGCATTCTTTAACTTATCTGCTGATATATCGCCCTCTTCCTGAGTGATGATACTTTCCTCTGCAACCTTTATCAATTCCTCTATGGCCTTGTATCCAGAGTTTATTATTTTAAGCTTTATCTCTCTGTTGCTCATACCGGATTAAGTTTCATTGTCACAAAATGGTCATACATCCTATATAGCTTTTCACCATCAATTTCAAATTCGTACTCACCGTTAGGGGCAAAGCACACGGTATCTCCTTCGTTGACACCTTTACTTTTTAAGTATTCGTTAGGGTATTTCATTGTACCCATTAAAGGCTCAAGTGTGAACGGCTTTACTATATAACTCTTCTCAGCAGGGATAGGTTTTACGAAACAATACCTATCATATGCTTGCCACTTGCCATCACTTTTATATAAAAAAAACTGTTCATCATCAATAAAGAACAGGTCCTCCTTGAAAAAGCTCTTACCGCTTTTGCGTCTTCCCTTAATGTCGTTGTAGAACTTAAAGACATTATGGTGGACGATTAAGGTGTCCCCTGGTCTTATTGGACCGCTGTAATCTATAGGTGTCTCTATAACCTCAGCATAACGATTTGAGAACTTAAACTCCTCCTCAGAGGTGTTTATAATGAACTCAACACCGGCTATGCTTTTTGTGTTGTTATATCGACTCCCATTTACAGGCTTTACTATAAACTGAGTCGGTGATTTCATTAAAAATCTATATTAAATTCGATTGAAATTGGAATTGTATCATTAAATTCTTTCCACAGGACTATTTCCTGCTTCTTGTTTACTATGTAGATGCGGATAGATCCCGATTGGTCTCTTCTTATAAGATGAATCTCATTCGTGTCGCCTAAGACTTTCTGCCCGACAACATAATGCATTGCGTTCTTATAATCAGCGCCTATCGATATCTTCCTTACGTCCATTACGATATTCTATTAACTGTCAATATTACTGATGGAATAGCTGGTATACCAACTACAGGAGATGCATCATAATGCAATTCTCCATTGGCATTATTTGCATACCACCCTATTTGGCAATTTGATGGCAATGAAGGGATATCAATAAACCAATTCCATGCTGCTACAGTCAGATCTCCATTATTTTCAAGTGTTACTGCTGTTGTTGAGTTTGATACTGGATTACCATCCTTTATAAGATAAATGTAGAAAATGGTTGCTCCTCCACCGCCTGTCTTTTTAAGCTGTGCTGAGAACTGAATATTGTAAACACCTGTAGCTGAGAATGTTATTTTTGTTGGATTTCCAAATGTATCATTGGTTATTGTTACTCCACTTACAATATCATTTGACCCGAAGTTCATTACCTTCAATGTCATACCTGTTGTTGTCTGAGTAACAACGTCATAGAATGAGCCATAAGTAGGAACTAAATAAGATGCTGTTGACCAAGTTGCAGGAAGTCCTGCTCCTTGACTTGTCAATATCTGACCTGCTGTACCTGTACTAGCATTGGTATAGATAGCTTTGCTTATCTCTACTCTGCTGTTGGCATCGTCAACTTTGATATAGGTACCGTTAACAAATCCTGCACTATCTCCTAGATAATAAATTCCATTGTTAAAGTCTAATTTTAATCCAGGAAAGTTACTGCCTTGATCCTTTATTTCAAAGTCATCTGTAATTGAATTAATGAACTCGATTTCGGCTAGAACAGTGTATATACTACTTGCCTTTAACTGCCATACACCTAAATCTACATTTGCATTCGCTCCTGTATATGGAACATACGTTGTTGCGGCAGTAGATACAGGCAAATAAGCAGTGCTGTCTATTGACCCATCTGCTTTTAGAAACTGTGATGATGTCCCTCCATAAACAACAAACTCATTGGCATAGAATCCATATCCTAAAAGAAATACGTCATTCGTTGCTCCTGTATAAGGTACATACGTTGTTGACCCAGGAAGTGACAATAAACTTCCTATGGTAAAATTCTTAGTGCTGTTCATGTCATTGACATCAGTGCCAATAAGCATATCACCAAGGGCCGGTGCTGTAGTAGCGTATGTACTTATCTTTGCCATTATTTATGTTTTTTGGGTGACCTCGCCTGTTTGTAAATTTATAACAGAGTCTTGGCCATATTTCGAAATTAGTATCCTTTCATATTCAGAGAACTCTTGACGCATAGCGTTAATCTGACCTAGGATGCCTTGCTTGTTTAGCTCTAGTTCTCCTAATGCCATCTTTGCTTTAGCAAAATCTGAGTTCATCGCTTGTATTCTTTCAAGCTCTTCTTTTGAAACGTAATTCATAATTGATTTGATTTTATTTAATTGGCAAATATAGATATTTAATTTGAATTTCTTCTAATTGAGCTACCAAAGTAGTAGCCAAATATTGAAATCACAATCCCCTCTGTAATACCTATCAGGTGGATCCATACCTCTTTATTCTCGGTAGGGATGGTCAGGTACACGATTGCATATATCATAAAACAGAAAGCAGCAAGTCCAATTATTCCGGTTAGATAGAACAAGAAGTCATACTTGTGGATTTTTGCTATCTCTATCTCTCTATTTCTTGCAGAGTCTCTATCTTTTAGCTCAAGCTCCTCAAGCTTTAAAATCTCCTCTGAGAGCATTTGTTTGTCCTCAGGGGATAAGTCATCGGATAAGTTGATTAAGTTCTTTACAATGCCCAATGCGCCCTTCTCAGGGAGTATATCTCCAACTACCTGCAATATCTTTGGAGCCTTCTCAGATAAGAACTTTCCAACTTTGGTATCTTTGAATTTCTTTCTCATATAACTTTTGTTTTGAGTGTCTCAATCATTGACGTAATCAGTGCAGCTCTGAATGTTGGGTTTATCAAGAGATCTGCATTGTTTGGATTATCAAAAAATCCAAGCTCAAACAAAATTGCCGGCATTGCAGTAGCAGTTGTAATGTGTAGTGGCGTATCTAATACTAATGACGCGCGTCTCTTGCTGCCATATCTATCGAATATCTTTTCAAGTCCTTGGCATATAGACAAAGCAAGATTAGAAGTGTCAGAACCAACTTTGTAAACAAAAGCACCAACTCCTTCAGCGGATGTTTGTGGGCCTGTAGTCATTCCTGCTGCATTAGCGTGGAAAGAAAGGAATAATGACCTGGTACCATATTTTGCTGCGATCTGATTTGCAGAGTCTGTTCTATCTTTTAGTGAGTTGTCATTCCAAGGGTGGTACACTGGAATACAATGGAATCTTGCTGCTATAGCTTTTTCCATAAACTCGTTTGCAAACTGTCTATTGAAATGACCTTCATAGAACCATCCATTATCATGGTATGCTTTACCATTTGTGTGAAGTGTTTTCTTCCCTATTGTTTCAGGAGTTAAATACTTCTTTGTCATTGGATCTAGCCCTCCATGACCGGCATCAATAAATAGTATTGTCTGTTTCATCTTTCTAATCTTTCAACAAGGTTAAGAAGTTTTTTCATCATTGCTGTATTATTTTCAATGACATTGTTGTTACTGTTTACAGTGTCAATAAGTCTTGCACGATCTTCCGTCATGTATTGATCGTGTCGTTTTTCAAGCTCCTGTATTCTTGTTTCATTTTTCTTGTGCCAAGAAAAAAACTGTTTGCCCATAAAAACTATAACGCCAATCATCAGTATGGCGAATAGTCCTAAGATTCCGTAATTTGTCAGATAGCTTATCTCTTGGGGTACTTGTAAAAACATGGGTTTAGTGTTTGTATTCAACTATTGGTAAATTCTTTACCCACCAACAGTCTATATTTTTGTTTTCAAATATTTGGTGTAACGGTATAATCCAATTCTCTTCTGCATCTAATAAAGGGGTAAATGGCTTATATTCATCATAAAATTTATCAAACAAATATAATCTTTCTTCTTCATCTAAGATGCCGCCTAACATAACAGATTTATTAGACTTCGTATTGAGCTAACCAAATATTTACCATATCGGGAATGTCGCTATCGTCCCAAGTGTCAGTATAAGGCATATCTTCAGCACGTACACCGAACTGAGCGGAGGCAGTTGTAAGCAGTACATCAACTCCTAAAAGTTTGTCAATTGCCTTATCTGAAATTGTATTTAGATTTATGCTTATTGCAGGGTCTGTTATTTCGACTTGAAATTGTGGAAACTTGTATGTCATTTTATTATTTTTTTATGTTATGAAAGTGTTGTTCCTGTTACTGTGAAAGTGCGGCAGGGTATCCAACTCGATGAATTAGTTTTTCCAAAATTTGAATTTACCGTATTACCTGCAGGACTTAAAAACCAAGCTCCTGCCGTTGCTCCTGCTGTAGTAGTTGAACTCCATAAATTTACAGCTGATATGTTAAATGGTGAATAATTTAACATATTTGCATTTGAAAAATTTACTAAACTTATTAACTCCATAAAATTTGGTAACCTCCACCCCGTTGTAAATGGTGATATACTTATTAATAATGCCGCATCTATTGAACTATTCCAATTTCCTCCCGTTGCAGTAGTTCTTCTCCAACCCAAAACCGTACTACCATTATAAGTTGACCAATCAATAACAATATTTTTTGTGTATGTTTGTGTACCTAACTCATCGGTAAATCTGTTTGTATTTCCGAAAGGATTATTTTCAGCAAGTACAGTAAAACTTACACTTCGACCTGCTTCCAAGTCACCATCATCACCCGTTCTGTAAGACGTTGTTTGCCCTGTTTTCATTAGCTGTGCCGTTGTTCTGCTTACCGCTGCAGGCACGTCAATAGTCACAGTATTCCCTGAAATTGTAACCGTGTCAGGCGTAATAGGAGTTACCCCATCAACAACTTGTATATTAACCTGTTTTACTGATGTTAACTGGCCGCTAGGGGAACCATTTACACTTACATTTGAATTTGGTAGCACTAAACTACCACCGCTTGGTACACTTGCAGTGTATGATGCATCTGAGTTTTGGACAGTGCCGCCTGAGCATCCTCCTCCTGTTATTGACATAGTTGTTGTTGTTAAAGTTGCTGTTGTCATTTCTTATATTTTTACCAAAGTGCTAGAACATCTGCTGCTGTTGTTGTCAATGCACCTGACGTACTCCATAGTTTTAATACCTGAACAGGAATAAATCCTTGTACATTTTTAAATATAACAATGTCATTGCCTGCTGTAGTCACTACAACATCACCTGTTGTTCCAACATATAGGATACAGCCTGTATTCTGACCACCTGCCATTGGGCTTGATTGATAAATAACATAGGTATTAGCAGCTAAAAATATGTCAGCATTAAGCTTTACTCTATCTGTTGCACCTGTTACTGCTGCTTCTGTAACCGTAGCAGCTAATCCTGTTTGTGTATTATAAACAATATCACCAGGGTAAACATTTAATGCTTGAAAATCCTTAGTCGCATCAACTAGGTAGTTTACAACAACAGCACCTGAAGTGCCACTTGTATTTACTGCCGGATATGGTATGTCAGCATTGTTTGATTTTACAATTGCCAATGCTCTACTTGGTTGTATTCTTACGTTTGCCATTATTTGTTATTATTATATGGGAATAATCTATTCAATGAGTCTCTTCTTTTGTCACAACCACAGTCTTGACCTGTAGCTTTTGACACTGTATCGACAATTTTTTTAATGCCTGTGGCTTTGGTGATTTTCTCAATGGTATCTCCTACACCCCTACTTTTGATATTCTGATTCATAGCTATACTTTTTTTACTCTGTTACCCATACCCACCATTGACTTCTCTCT